TGGAGGAGGTGGAGGAGGTGGAGGAGGCGGTGGAGGAGGCGGTGGAGGTGGAGGAGGCGGTGGAGGAGGAGGAGGAGGTGGCGGTGGAGGAGGAGGAGGTGGAGGAGGTGGCGGTGGAGGAGGCGGGGGCGGTGGAGATGTACTATTGCATGTGTCTAAGCATATTTTGGTAATGTCCCAAGGACCACTAGAAAGAAAATCAGAGCAGTCATTGCAAGTGGAAACACCGTCACATGATGGGTCGGGATCTAAAGTTTGGGTGCAATATATAGCATTGTTGCTCGGATCAGCGAAACATTCATAGCCTGATGGACAATCTCCGCAACCAAATTTATCCAACTCTTTAATATCTGTTGTATAGAAACACGAACACCTTAATGGTACACATTGATTGGTACAACAAATAAATCCTGGAGAACAATCATCATTTGTGCCACAGCTTTGCAAAATAACGGCCGGAAATTCAAGTCCGGGTGTTGGGTTTACAGTTGTATTTTCACAATCCATTATTGCTGTCCTCCATTATACGAATGGTAGTCTACAACAATAGGATCATGTTGATATCTAGCACCGGTATAATTCTCAGTTTCTACATGTTCTTTCACCATCATTGTCCTATATTTTTGGTACTAAAATCCCATAACCCTGATATTTTTTTGTTCTGTACTGAGCATTAGATAAATCCTTAACTGATTTTCTAAAAAAGTCCACACATTCTTGTTTAGAAAATTTTCTTTTATAGTAAGACAATACTAATGCTGCATACCCCGCCGCAAAAGGATTGCTCATGCTTGTGCCACTCATAGAAGCATATCTATTTCCCGGAACACAACTTAATATATCTTGACCTGGACATAAAAATTCTAATTCTGGCCCAGAACAAGTAAAAGAAGTTCTATTCATATTACTGTCTATAGCCCCTATGGATATTGTTTGTGGATATTTTGCAGGATACATTATGGGTGTACTTGGTCCAGCATTACCGGCGGCACAAAACACTAATATGTTTTTACTAAACGCTTTGTTAATAGCCCCCTGAAGATTAGCGTCTCCCATTGACGAACCTAAAGACATTGTAATAATATCTACATTTTTTTGTATCGCCCATTCTATTCCCTTATAGACATTAGCTATACTTCCAGACCCTCTATCATCAAGAGATTTAATTGGCACAATTTTAGCTTTAGGAGCAATTCCCACCATACCAAGATTATTGTCGCTAGCAGCAATAGTGCCAGCCACATGAGTACCATGACCATTCCTGTCCATTGGAGGCTTTCCTGGAGATACAAAATTCATACCCTCTAGCATATTATCCTTTAAGTCATGATGGTTAAAATCACAGCCCGTATCAATGACAGCAACCTTTATTCCTTCTCCTTTGGTTTTTTTCCATATTTCTGGAATATTAAACTTACTAATCTCCCATCCATAAAATTGTCCATTTTCTGGAGAAAGTCCATGAATATCTTCTCTGATATAAGGTAAAAGCTTACATTTTTTTCTATTGAACAGCATTACTGGCCTCCATTATTTTATTCATGAGTTTTTTTGTGTCTTTAATCCAATCTATATAATCACTTACCCTAGTACTACACCCCACATCTGCATAATTAGAATCTGACTTGCCATCAGTAGCATACACATAAGAATGAATGCCGGCTAGCTTTTGATCTATAAATAATCCTCCGCCACTATCTCCAGGACATACTAAAAATTCCATATCTGTTTTTCGTCCACTTTTAACAGAAAATTCCAAAACATTATCTGTAATTTTATCTACAATATTAGCCCCAGCTCTTTTTTTGTTATCGAATTTATTTACCATATATCCAGTTCTGAATGTTCCGGGGTACCCGTATCCTGCTAGACTACATACTTTCCCTACTTCTTCCTTGCCTACATATAAATCTGGGTAAAAATCTAATTGTATAGGTCTTTGCAATCGAGCTATTGCTATATCATTAAATCCAATTTGTTTTTCATTATATTTTGCATGTATGGCTACTAATGCGCATGGATATACTTTATCTTCGAAAATTACATGCTGAGTCATCGACCCATTAACAATATGAGCAGCCGTTAATATGTGATATTCATCTATAACCACACAAGAAGCTCTAAAAAAACTATTTAATTCGTCACTTAATAGTCCTACTATTGGCAGTACGCACTTGTGTTGTGATCCGTACTCTAGATATTTTGTGTCCGAAACACTAGGATCTCGTGTACCAGCATATGAAAATGAAAGCAACAACAGAGAAAAAATCAATAAATAGAGGATTTTCATAATATCCTCCTTTCCTTGTGAGTGTACAATATCTCCTATTACTATACACCTTCCAGGAAGCAGGTGCAGGTTTGTCCAGGAAACCCCAACGCATCACATGTGTCAACGTATCCTTCAGCAGAGCATGACTCTGTTCCTATGCTAATTACATTACATGGACAGTTCGCCAGTACAATCGTAGCTGACCTGATCTCCGTCATTTGTTGGCACATCCGCTAGCGACTCTGTTGGACACATACAACAATGAGACGGTGCTGTACTTCCATTATCTTGGCAGTTTGCAATAATAGACCAAGTATAACCATCAGCACAATCACCAGTCGGACAAGATGCTTGATAGGTGCAGTACGTACAGGTGCCACCAACATATTGACACTCTGGTACGCAGTCACATACCGCAGGATCTGCAACCCATATATATCCTTCTCCACACTCTGGTGGCCAAGGACTAATCATATTACTACTGTCAGCTTCTCTGCCATCACAAATATAATTACATCCTGTACTGTAACTTTCATGGAATGCACTAGGCGCAGGACTGCCTAGATTATCTGAAAGCCTAGCATAAGTACCCTTTGTCGAGCCTTCAGCTAAGTCACTACCAGCAGGACACGTACAGCAACAAGTGTCACTATCAAAATCTCTTTCATATTCACAAGGGCCATTTCCATAAGGAAGGTCTGGTGGATCACATACGCAGTCACACAGCTCATTACCTAACACATCCTGCTGTCTGTATGACAGACAAGTGCAAGGAGCGTCACACCCAACATACTCATCTTGTGATGCATATGCCCCAAGTGTAAGTATTGGGAAAAATGACAATATTGGACTCATTATTGTATCTATTTTAGCTAATGCTGGAGAATCGTAGCATTCAGTGTATGTCTCATCGTCACATACACATTGACATGCTTCTAGAGTTCCTCTATTTTTGGCCGCACAGTCTTTTTTCCTATAGATTTCAAAATCTAGATAGTCTAGCGCACCCATAATAAATGTTCCAGCGGCCCCTAAACCGCCCGCCAATGAAAGCATTCCAAGAACAAGTTGATTACCCTGGTCATTTTGGAGCCTTTCAAAACCCTGTCTATCTCCATACCTTTTCCCAAGTCCTGTCGCGTCATTATAGAGTTTCTTATGGATAAATCTGTCTTTATCAATCTCGTCAATAATCTCCTTTGAAAAGTTTTCTATATCATCCAGATCAATTTCATCTAGAGGAACATCAGTCCCGTTAGACTTTTTTATTGCCCTCTGTGCAAAAGTTTTCATAATTCCCAAATCCTTTATGTCTCCTTTTCTTATTTGGTCCTTAAGTTTTGCCAGCTTGTTGAAGTTCGAGCTCGCTTTCTTTGTTACAGCTTTTATTGTACTAAGTTTTTTTGCTCCTTTAAACAGTCTGATAGCACCAGCACCAGTACCACCAGTCATTATTGCTGTTGCAATTTCTACAACATCTATTCCTGTAGATACATAACAATCACACGGAGGGTTGAATGTAACACCTCCTCCATCAAAAAGAAAATATGGTCTAGTACATCCTGCTTTAGGTGACACGCCGCCCCTTACTGCATTAGCAGAAAAAGCCGCATTTTCTCCACCCATGGCTGCTAGCGGATTTGCCTTTGCTGCATTTTCCGGGCTGCCACCTTGCAATACATTAGACTCGATTCCAGCGACAGTATTTCTATTACTTCCAGCAATAATTTGATTATTTGATCCGCCACCGAATTCACCATTTGAAACAGCTTTGAATAATACAATATCATCTTCTTTAGGTCCTGTACCTACTGGTGGGTCGTTTCCTCTAGGTGGCCATACTACTGGATCATCAATACAAATCTCCACACGAGTATCACACCTTCTCGGAGCCCCTGGAAATATAGGAAGCTTTTTTTTGGGATCTTCTATTATGGTTCTTATTGGATCATTTGGTTGAGTATTCGGCGGAAAAACCCAGCCCGGCGGTTTTATTCTAGGTGCCGGAAAGTCTTTTCTTGCTCCGGTAACAGCCATAATTGTGCTCCAGCAATTAGTTTCTAGGATTTGTAATATATAACTATACACCGCACAAAAAAATTATATTACGGCCTATTTTTTATTTTATTGAGATAATCAGAAGCATCCTTCACAACTTCCTCATTCCAGCTGTGGTAACTCATTAAGTGACCAATAGCAAAATGACAGTATTTATCACAGAGTGTGATTAGATTAGATGGGTCTAGTTCTTTTGAGGGGTCTACACTTACCGGGACTATATGGTGTACTTCCGGCTTCTTACAAGACCCACAGGCCATGCAACATGGCTGACTACTAAGGTGTTTCTTTCTTACTTTAGGCCATTGTGATGACCTTTGAATATAAAATTTTTGACTAGTAAATAATCCATAAACAAAATTAGCTATTTTAGATTTTATACTCATGAGCTTGATCATATGTAAGAAATGATGCTATGGTATATCTTACACCTTTTGTGATTTTGGTCACGCCATGCAAGCAATCAATTCCGCCAGTATGTATAGCACTATATCCTACTTGAGCGGGAACTTCTAAGCCGTCCTTATTTGGATAGTGAAGTATACCCCCCTCAAAATCATCATTGAGAAAAGTTACTGTACCAAAATCTCTCCATGGAAATGGGTGGGGGCTACCATTCGGTTCTACCGCATCTGCATGTGGATGCAGTTCATACCCCTCGGTCCACCTTACTATATGAAGACTATCTATATATAGTGGTCTATCTATATCAGCGCTTTTGGTAAACTCTGATATCATATAATCTTTTCCAGATTTGATAATATTAACAATCTCTGGATCTTTAATTTGATTCATATAAATTTGCCTACCCTGCCAATAGTCTCCTAGTTCACCAAAGTCTTCTTTATTATCATTAATATAATTAACTATTTTTTGGGCATTATTTTTGATTATTGTATTTTCGAAAAGTACTGGCATGTTGTTCATAATTTTTCCTTTAATAAATTTTGGTAATACTCTATATTATCACTACATATGCCGTGCGCAACACTTAAATTATTTATTGAATAATAAACATTTTCCGGCATAACGGCTATACATCTATGATTCAGTTCACTTCCTGGATAAGACCATATAAAACCATTGGAGGTTATTGTATAATCATCTTGATCGTGCCAAAAGTAATTCCAATTTTTATCACACTTAAATAGACATTGATAATTTTTGCAATGTATCCACAATTTCCTAGAAAGTTTATTGATCCAGCCAAAAGAAACTTTATACTGTGGCACATCGTGACCTAGCCACCACTCACTATTTATATACCTTACATCTATTTCTACATCATATCCCAACCCTATGCAATAATTAATTTTTTGCGGTCTATTTTCCGTATTAATATCTTTCTTATCTATATTGGCTCTATGACAAATATATAACATAATTATTTTTTCAAAAAATACTCTAGATCTTCTGGGGTTCCTAGTCCCCACATATTCTCTATATTGTAGGTAATAATTTTTTTTCCGTCTTTAATAGCCTCATTAAATACTGGACAAACATAAAATTCATTATTGTATCTGATATTATTTTTGATCATTTGTTCTGCATATTTGACATAATCAGAGCCCTTTTTCCAGTAGTAGATACCGACAGTAGCTATATTTGATATTGGTTTTTTTTCAGCGACCTCAGTAACAAATCCATCATCATCTATTTTCGCAAAAGACCATTTTGGGTGTGTAGATTCGAAGGTTAATATGCCAGCATCAACATCTCTTTCTTGCATTTTGTACATAAATTCACTACTATTCCATTCAATGAACTGGTCTGAATTAGCTATCACTAAAGGATTGTCGTTATTAATGATTTCTTTAGCTAATAGGGTCGTACAAGCAGCCCCTTGTGTTATGCTCTCGACTGGTATTATATTTACCTTGCTATCTTGTGATATTACTGAAAGTACTGTATCTAAATTATATTTTTCACGATGAGTCTGTTGAACTATAAAAGTATAATTGCTTTCTAGACATAAATTTTCTACAACAACTTGAATCATTGGTTTTCCATTCACTTCTATTAAAGGCTTCGGAAATGTATATCCTGCCTTCTCAAACCTGCTACCAGCACCAGCCATGGGAATCAATACATTCAATTTTTCATCTTGCCATTTCATGCATTTTACCCCTTTCCTGTCATAGTCTCTAATATTTGGGTATATATTTGTTAAAGTTAATTGTTTAGAATTTTTTACCCTATAGGTATATGCTCCAGATCTTTTTGCTGCCAATAAACCATATGGAGAATCTTCAATAATCAATGTATTTTCTGGTAAATGCTCTAATATTGTCATTGCCTTCCAGTACATTTCTGGATGTGGCTTTGATGACTTGACATCTTCGTTGCTAACGATCAAATCTATATATTCCATAATGTTCAATTTATGCAATACTGTGTATATTGTTTTTCTTATTGAATTAGAACATACAGCAATTTTATATCCATCTATATTTAGTTTATGAATTAATTTATGCAATTCTTTATTGACTGGAATATTTTTAAGTTTTGCTAGTGTTATTTTTTGTTTTTTATTCCATATTTCATGATGTAAAGCAATTGGCAATTTATTTCTTAGGCTCAGCATATTTAATTTTTCTTTTGTCTTAAGTCCATCATAAATTTTTACATGCTCATCCCATTGAATTTTATATTCATCAGACAAAGCCTCATTTAAAGAATCATAATGTATTTTTTTGGCATCTAATAAAACACCGTCTAAGTCAAATATAATTAATTTAATCATAAAATATGCTATGGTTTTTGCGCACTAAAAAATATCCAATTATTGTGCCAATCGTATGGGCCGGTTGGTCTAATATAGAATTTAAAATTCACAAATCCAATTGACAACAAATCCTTTTGCAATTGTTCTTGATTTTCTACCCTGGTGTCGCATGCGCTGTTTGTGGCGACTGCATTGTAATTATTTTCATAATAACCAACAGAGTTTTCCCTGTCTGCACCAAATCCCATTTGTGCTGTGAATACCCCTCCTTGTATTAATACCCTATAAAACTCTTCAAATAAATGGTATCTTATTTCATGCACACATATATGTTGTAAAGTTATTGTACTCATGACAACATCATACTGATTGTCAGGAATTTCAGATAAATCCAATCCATTACAAAGAAATAAATTGGTTTTATTAAGGTCTTTATTATTATGCACTATCCATTTTTTAGCATTTTCTAGATTATTTTTTGATATATCTACACCATCAAATTTATTAAATAATTCATTGAATTTCACTATGTTTCTACCAGGACCACAACCAAAATCTAAACATTTATTAAATGTCCCGCAGTCTCTGAATAAGTACTCACCATAATCTTTATGATTATTGTGTGCATGCAATCCTCCAATAACGTGATCTAAATCAGACAGATTCCAATGTGTTGCGGCGTCTTCATATTGATTCTTTTGCATAGCGGCATATCTATGTTTATTCATTTTTTCTCTTTCCAATACCTTGATTGTATCTTCATTTTAATACTGTTGTTTATTTGAATATTTTTAATGTTGCTAGTATTTTTAGACCACAAATGTTCTGACAGCACACCTTCTGGATGCTTAACATAAAAATCAGAATTTTTTTTCATTGAATCAAAAATAGAACAATAATAATCCATTGATTGTGAACTACCATAAGCAAATTGGTCATTCGGCATATAAGAGACCCCCTGTTTTTCAAGCAAATGTAACATTTCCGTATTAAACCTAACATCTACGTTTTGGGCTGGCGGCAAATATATAGTGTTGTATATTTTGTTATTTGCTAATGTACTTATCTCTGTTAGTGTATCTAAAAAATCTATATTTTCAAAATAAGAATCAAATCTACATCTAATGACTATATCATATTTAAAACCATTATATATTTCTTGCTCTTTTTTTAGGTTATTGGCTCTATTTATGCTATAGTGCATCATTACACAATTAAAGAAGCCTGGACTAGTCTCACTAAAAAAGTTTCTATGAAAATAATTAATATCTGGATATTCTATCAGTATTTTTTTTGGACTATACTGTGAAATAATTCTATTAATATCGGTATTTTTTTGATTCTCTAAATCTATTTGATGTCTATTGAGAGAATATTGTTGAGTATACCAATGTGGTAAAGTGTTGGATCCTTCTTTTGACCAAGTGTGAATAAACACATCAGTGTTGTATGGTGCAATAAAAAATTTTTTATGAGTATTTACACAATCAACAAAATTTCTTGTCAGTCCAGATAGACACAGAGCAACCTTCATTTATCTAATCCGTTTTGGTGATCTGAAAATTTATTGCCATATATATCTTCACCTCTCCAATATCTCTTTCCGTTGCCGTTTGGTTTTTCTCTGTCTTTAGTTGATCTTTCTATACCAAATGCCCGAGCGCATTCTCGCTCGGCCTCAACATCTGCCTGACTACTAACTTTAGTAGCGTCAACAATTTGATAATTATCAATAAAATGTCGTGGATATGGTATAATACACCCTATATAGTCGCCTTTACCTATTTTAATTTTATGATTTGGTCTTGTTATTCTTAGATTGTATGTAAAGTCTCTGCGGAGATTGTCTGCTTCAACCACCCCTGTCATATGATAAATGCCATCAATGAAACTATTAGGCGGATTAATAGTCATAAGGTTAACTCCAGTAGGAGTCCTTAGTTGGTATGGCATCTGAATAGTGAAAGTACCCATACCGAAATGAGGATTAATGGATTGCAGATTATATGTCTGTTTATATTCTTCTGGTGAATTCAGAATTTTCACAGAAACATCATCTACAGCATTTCCACCAGACCATTCGACTTCAAAATCGTATAAAGATTTTACGACAAATCCATACTGATTGCCTATCACCAGAGGAAGGCAATGATAGGCATGATTTATAAACCAATCTCTTTTCGACTTACCCTTTAGGCTTTCGAAAACTTGGTCTATATATTTCTGATCCTGCCATCTTTCTTCGTAAGATATTGCAGATATTGTGGTTTCTGGTATTAACATTGATAGTCCTTATGGACTATTATAATACCTGGGCAGCAATTAGGCAACCTTTGGCAACAGCATGAAGAGGGTCGTCAGCATGAACCACTTCTTTAACTGGTAGTGGAAAATTATTTTCCTGTAACATTTTCTCAAATGTTTCTACATATCCATTTGCTCTGGACGTTCCACCAGCTATGACTACTTTAAGTGGCTCTTTAAACTTTGGCAATGCTTTGTGCTTACTTAATGCTACACTTAAATACTTGGTGGTATAATCTATCAATCTTTCATAATATGCACTAACTGCTTCTAGCACAACATTATCGCTTGGTTCACCAATCTTGTACTCTCCCTGCTCTTTTTCTGCCTGTACAACACTATCTGGCTCTCCGGTGGCAACAGCACTCATTCTATCAATCCAGTCACCAGACTTGGTTGTGCTAAACATGACTGTCGGCTCACCATTAAGCATAACGCACACATTGGTCATACCAGCCCCACAACTAACTCCTATGCCGGTGTAGTCACTATCTTCTAAACCAGCGTAACACAGAGCCTCTGCTTCATTGATTGGCTTGGCATCATAACCACATTCCGCAAGAATGCTTTTAACAACATCTTCATGATATCCAACATCAAAATCTTCATCTTCTTGATCAACTGGTTGGGCTGGTCTACAAAAAACCAATTTTTCACCCGGCTCTGATGCTTCTCCGACTACTTCCTTTAATATAAAAGCTAATACTTTTTTTGCATCTTTTTCTTTTGCTGATACAACACCACGATACATAGGCCTTTTTGCTGTATCATTTCTTTCAATTGCTTTTTCAATCGCATCTTGACCCAAAAGAATAAAAGAGCCATCTTGATCTTTGATAAACACCTTACCCGCTAAACCTTTTTCAATCATTTTGGTAGCAATAGGGGTTGATGGTTTTATTACATAAAAAGCGTCTCTAAAATCTTTATAGATTATATTGTCATTATCTTGTGATGCAGAAATTATGTAACTTGTACCTACGTCTAGACCTATCATATTCTACCTCTTTAAGTTTTTAAGTTTATTTACAGAGGAGGCTGTGTCATTCTTTGTTTTATTGACTTTGCCTAAAGAATCATATTTCTTCTCTAGACCATCAGTGCTAATTTTACTAACATACTTTGTATCATCTATTTCTAGATCTATTGTATTTCTTGTTTCTTTTTTGGATTTTACAGTTACCATATCGTTTATATTTGTTAGAGTATTGTTATTGGAGGATAATTTACCAATAATAAAACCTATAGCAAATAATAAGCTGTTAGAAATAATCAATAAATAGAAAGTATGTAGTGTCATTAGATATCGCCTCCAGCGATATATACACCGAAGACTATAGTTTTTTACCTATAATCCTACCCTTCTGCGTTCTAACAATGAAGCCTTCTCTGACCATATATGGCTCAATACTATTCTCTATGGTATCCATAGCAATGCCTGTCATACCAGAAATACTCTTAATCCCTAAAGGATTGCCTATATTTCTTTTTAGAACATCGAGATATTTCCTATCATTCTCATCCATCCCATGACAATCAATCCCTTGCGTATTAAAAATATCATCAACGTCACTCGCGTCTGGATAAAAATTAGTGTAGTTCTTGTACCATTCTAATCTTGCGTTTAATATTCTAGGGGTTCCCTTGCTTCTTTTGGCTATTTCTACAAGATGACTATCTGGTATGTTTAATCCCAGTATTTCTGCATTCGATCCTGCTAGTTTGGCTAATTCATCTGTAGTGTAGAAAGATAAATGTTCCTTAATTGTGAACCTATCATAAAATGGCTGACTAAGACTTCCTCCACTAGTTGTCGCACCGACTAGCGTGAATCTAGGAATATCTATTTCTTCTGGCTCAGAATCTAAGACGATGGTTGCCTTAAAGTCTTCCATAACAGGATAAAGAAATTCTTCTACTATCATTGGTAGTCTATGAATCTCATCAATAAACAATACGCTTCTTGGTTGTATATTAAGAAGGTATCGTGTCATATTTTTGACACTTCTAATGCTGGCCGCATTAGCGGTGACTAATTCAGAATCCAAATCATTCGCAATTGCACTAGCAATAGTTGTTTTACCCAAGCCGGGAGGCCCATCTATTAAAACATGGGGCATAGTACTGTTGCCATCTTTACATCCATGAGTAAAAATGCGCAATCTGTTTACGACATCTTTTTGTCCAATTACATCTTCAAAAGTTTTAGGTCTGCAAGTAGCCATATCTGTCTCCAAAAAGTTATTGTCAATTATTGTTTATTTTTCTTTAACCAAAATACAAAATCATTCTTTTCTTCATCAAATGCCGATTCTAAAATACCCCTATTTACTAACGAAGAAACTATATTACTAATCATTCTCTCATTAAATTGGACTAGCACTTCGTCATAATCTTTTTCTTTCATAAAATATCTGACTTTGTGTGTTTTCTTATTTTTCCTCTTTTTAATAAAGCCTTGCAAAATAAGTTTGACCTCATCAAAAGGTAATACTCTGTTTAATTCTTCCACAGAGTCCGATCTTGCTGGCATCTTTTTTACTTTTTCCAAAAACTCATCATCCGTTAAAGACTGATTATCCTGATCAAAGTTATAATAAATAACCTTTCTTGTAAAGTCTGTTAATTTATCTATATTCACAACCTCCATCCACTCGCTTTCATCATCCATAGTATTCTCCTAATTAAGATTGTCAAACATTCCCCTGTAATGATGTGGCTGCTTTAAAAAATAGCCAGCATGACTTGATAGGTGGTTTTTGTATTGGTTGTTAATTTTATCACTAATAAAATACTTGGCTTTCCATATAGCTTCATCATAGTGATTACTACCAAGATACATAAAATATTTATCGCTTAATTTCTTGCTGTTGATATTATTCTTTTTAGATTGGGTTTTGTAATTACCAAAAAGCCAAACATTATCATCTTCGTTGACTATTTCTTTTATTGCGTCGGCCAGCCATTTTTCCCACGCCGCCCAGTCTATATCAAACTTTTTGGAATAAGATGATGGATATCCATAATCATTGTATTCTGGATAATAGTTGTAATCATCATCATCATAATCTTCATGTTCGGGATCTTGGTGCATTATATTCTCCAGAAAAATGAAGGACTACGAGGTACAATTGACTACTACATTATACCCCGTAGCCACTTCAAAATCAACCTACACAGAATTTATCGCTAATCTCATCGGCCAGTTCTCTAGCCGCTCGACTCAGGAAATGATTCTTACTGAACCATAGCGGTGTAGAGACTTGGTTGAGGAACTCTACGGTTTTCTTTAAAAGGAATGTCTGCTGAGTGTCAGCGTTTAAATCAACGCTTGGCAGAACTTTTTGTGGATCGTACACAGGCATATTAGAATCAGCGAGAGTGGCTACTGGTTGAGGTTCGCCAGTGGTTCTATAATCCCCATACTTATTTACTAACTCATCAACACTATCCTGACTTAGTGTTTTAAGCACAGCTTTTGCGTGATTAGTAATTGCATGATCAGTAATTGCATGATCATTAGACGCTGGTAATTCTTGACTATGAGATGCCTCAAAAACAATATCAGCAACTTTACGATGCCATTTTCTTTGATCTTGATAACTCATTTTTTCTATTGGAGTACCATTAGCAGCAGCCTCGTCAGAGACTACCTTCCAAGCATCAAACCAAGCATTACTGCTTTTGTTGATCTTGCGATAGTCAATATTGGCAGACGTTCCTTCAAGGATATTCTTGAGGTCATTAAATGCTACAGTATTACCTGTGCTACCCTTGAGGATACTGGTAAAGTAAGGAGCCTTACCTTCCCAACCCTTACGCCACCAAGTATAAGGAACCCTGAAAATCTGATTAATCTTAATGGCAAGAGGATCTCCACCAAAATGATTAGCCAACTTTTTCTGCACACCCTTCCATGTTGTTTTATTCACTTGACGATCATTTGGATTAAGAATCCAGTAACACTGATAACCGTTACGAGTATCAACAACCCAACTAGGAGGCACAGGAAATTCATTGATCTTTTGTAGGAACCGCTCCTTATGCTTCATTACTATACTAGGCTTAAAATACTTACCTTCTTCATCACGCCCAGCATCCATGTCGCAGAAACATGCGACGATTTTATCAATCGCATACTGCTTACGTCCACCATTAATATAGAAGTAAGCATCAGAACCAGAGTTTTTATTTGCTTCATAAACCTCTGTAATATTTTGCGTATGCTTCATACTGCTAATCTTTTTGCGTGGACTTCCGTTGTAGCAAAAGATATGCTGTTGATCGAATGAGTCAAGAAATTTCCCGCCCATTACTTCACTAGCCCCATCATTAGTCTTGTCAAAAGGGTTAAAACCAAGGTCATTACTAAAAGTAGTCATCATTCAAATTCCTATCAAATCAACCAAAGAACCGGGACAGTGAACGCCACCATCATTTGCGGCTCAAGAGGATGTGGCGGGATCGAACCGCCATAGCCCAAGTTGCTCACCCATCCAATCACAGAATCAATAATCGTCGTATTCTTCTTCGTCATTTTCATCATACTGATCCCAGTAATCTTCATCATACTGGTCGTAGATGTTATCATCTTCATCATCGTGGTATTCATCTTCAGCAAACTCGCTCTTGTAAAGTGGTTTGAGCAATTCGCCTTGATACTCACCGACTACTTCATATCTGCAAGTACGAAGTTTCTCGCAATTACAGTCACTAGGAACACTCACAACATCTTGAGGATTGATCTTAACGATAACGATCTTATCGCCAGCCTCAACACTTCCATAAGATGCCACATAGTTCAATGCACCAGCATGAAGTCCCTGAGAGCATCCCACCGAGCGATTATCGTCCACCTTTGCTCGACGCATTGTGCAGACCTGACCTACCCTGTTGTCAAACTCACCTTTCCACTTATCCCTAAAGTCGCTACGGACTGCTTTGTATGCAAGGAAATGTCCATCCTCAGTGATAGGAAGATTTTCATGCTCCAAGAAATCATACAGTTCAGTCTGACTCTGCATACTTGGATTCTCCATAAGATTCTTCAAGAAATTTACGAGAGGCTCAAAAGGCAGACCCTTGCTCATAAACTCTAGAATTCGCTTACTAATACTTCCATGAACTTCTTCGCCCTCAAAGAGAACTCGCCCGTTCTTAACTTCAACCTGACCGTTGCTATAATTTGCAACTGCCTTTTCAATGTCTACCAATCCCAGCAACTCATCTTCTGTTGCAGTTGGTAGAGACTCCAGAATCAACTTGTAATTTGTATGATCTGGAAGAACTTGGTGAGCCTTGTTAGCCAAGATCACCGTCAGATTACCATCAACCCACATAAAAGGAACGCTCATTATTAAAACTCCTGTGATTAAAAACCTTAAACCAATTTACCTAAATCTTTACCCAAACCTTCACGATCATTCTTGTCATACCAGTCACTCTTGAATCCATAGTAACCGTCTGATTCCAATGGTTTTCTTCCGATCACTCGTATGCTTTCTACATCGACCGCACTAACAATATACTTGAGCATCGGTGATTTGTCAACCTCTGCTTGAAGATTTTTTCTCAGGTCTGACATTTTTCCAATCTTGCTGGTATATTTTGACACATCTACAGATACTTCAAATTCATCGTATGAACCATATACCGCTTGAATCTGCGTATAAAGATTCATAAGTTTTACATGGTTGTCTTTAATCTTGGCTGGATCGCAACCATTCAGATCATACTGATGCAAAATCTTTGTCATATGGGCAAGATAATCATCCTTTTTAATACTCTTGAACTTCTCATCTCCCATGACATGGTTAGTGAAAAATTCCATTACCATCCACTGGTCAATAAGATCCGACAGTTTAGAGTTCTGAATAATCTCTCGATAGTTCAATCCACACATATTGACAACATGGTATGCTATCCTTCTGTCTGTAAAAGTTCTATGCCATCTGGTTGTACAAGATTCATCATTGGAACTATATTGATCTTGACAATAATCCATAATAGCCTCATACTTAGCAGT